TCAAATGATGAAAACTTAAAAACAAAATTTACTGAATTAAAAGAAACTGCAATTCAAAAAATTGATACTCTTATCTCTGAATCAGATGAAGAATTATCAAAAGTTTTATTAGAAACAAAAGAAAGACTTACAAATGTAAAACATTCTAAAAAAGAATATATTAAATTGATGAATTTAACTCAAAATTTATAATTCATTATTTTTTGAATTTTTATAAATAGCATCGTTTAAAATCTGACGTTTTATGTCAGATTTTTTTTTGTAGTTTTTTCTGTTTTGCAACTCTACAATCATTTTAGTTTTTAAAACTTTTGATTTAAAATTTTTTAAAGATTTTTCTAAATCATTATTTTTAACGGGAATTATTAACATTTTGACAACTCGGTTTTTGTTGATTATTATTACTTACATAAATAAACGAAGATATGGAAAACTTGTAAATGAAAAAAGGAAAAAGTTGTGTGGTTAGAGGATATAAACAAATAAAATGTTCATATGGTACGGTTGACTCGAAAAATTTAAAATCAATTTATTTAAATATCCAATCTTGGGTCAAACCAAAAACACACGAAGAAAGTTGGAATAGAATTGTATCAGTTTTTAATAAAAATATTAAAACAAATTTAATAGAAATTATCGACAATGAATTATTAAATGAAAAATTTATAGTTGATTTAGATTTGAGAACAAGTGGGATATCAGTTAAAAAAAGGTCTTTCATGAATTTAGAGGTAACATTCTTTTTGAAAAAAGATGTCGATTTTAAATCTACTGAGTTAAAAAATTCTATTAAAAATATTATAAATTATATTGAAACAGAATCGTTTAAAAAATCAAATTATTTTAAATTTTACCTTACAAAATCTAGTAAAACAAAAACAATCGATAAAATAGAAAGTATTTAATATTTATCTATAAAAAGATAAAATGCAAAATTACAAAATATTAGGTCCAAGAGAAACAGGAAAAGGTATTTTAATTGAGATGGATGCTGGATATGTTTCCCCAACAGAAAAAAATAATCAAACCTTCTTGCAAGAAAGTAAGGATTTTAAAGATTATTCAAAACCATTTGAATTCTACGCCGTTCTACAAAAATACAATACACCAAATAGAAACGGTAGAACATATCCTGAAAGAATTTTAAAGAGAGAGTCTGAAAATTATATAAAAAATTATATAGGTAAAAAAACCTCTTTATCTGAACTCAATCACCCTGAGTCTTCATTGATAGATTTAGATAGAGTATCACACATGATTACAGAGATGTGGTGGGATGGTAATGTTCTATTGGGTAAACTATTACTTTTGACTTCTCCAGGGTTCCATGAAAGAGGTATCGTATCAACAAAGGGTGACCAAGCGGCAAACCTATTAAGATTGGGTGTAACGTTAGGTATATCATCAAGAGGGGTAGGTTCGCTTAAAAAAGTTGGTGACCAAAACGAAGTACAAGACGATTTTGAATTAATTTGTTTTGACTTGGTATCCTCACCATCAACACCAGGAGCTTATTTATTTACTGAACCTGATGGTCGATTTGCGTTTGAAGAGAACCTTCAAGAAGAAAATGAACTAAAAGCTTCTAGAACAGTTAACAAATCGCTTGATTTAATGGGAAGACTTACCGATTATTTAGGAAAATAAATAATTATGGAAATGGACGAAAAATACTTTGTGGCTAAAATCCAATACGATTTACCAGATGAAAACACAGGAAAAATTAAAAAAGTAAGAGAAGAAAAACTTGTAAGAGGTTATTCTGTTACTGATGTCGAAGCTAAAGTTACTGAAGCTTACAAATCATTTAGTTATGATTGGAGAATTACTTCAGTAAGTGAGAGTAAAATTGACGAAGTGTTTGAGTAATCACAAAGTTAAAAAAGAATTTAAAAGGGGACGAAAGTCCCTTTTTTCATTTATATACTAAAAAAAATTAATTTTTCTAAACATCTATATATTTATTTAATAAAATAACGCACAAATGGCAGAAAAAAACTTAGTTGAAGAAGCATTAATCCAAATACAAAATTTGGAAGAAGCAATCAATGAAAACGCAAAAGAAATACTTCATTCTACAATGAAAGAAGAAATTAGCGAATTAGTAAAAGAGTCTATGAAAAATGAGGCTGAAGAAGAAGATGAATTTGAAGTTGAAGACGAAATGGAATCTGAAGATGATTCTGAGGAAGAAGAAGACGAATTTGAATTAGAAGACGAGTCTGAAGAAGACGAATCTGAAGAGGAAGAAGACGAATTTGAAACTGAAGATGAAGAAGATTCTGATGAAATGTTTGACATGTCAAATTTATCTGATATGAGTGGTGACGATGACTTCGATTCTATGGGAATCCAAGATTTATCTGACGAGTCAATGGACACAGTTTTAAAAGCTTTTAAAGAAATGAAACCTACCGACACTTTCGAAATTAAGAAAGATGGTGATTTTATTCATTTGAAAGATGAAGAAGATGAATATCTTATTCAAACTGAATCTGAAGAGGAAGAGTATGAAATGGGTGACTTTAATGAAGAAGAAGAAGAAGAAGAAAATGAAGAAGTCGTTTACGAAATTGAAATGGATGAGGAAGCTGAAGAAGATGAAGAATACATGACAGAATCTGCACAATTAGTTGGACTTTCAAAAGGGTTTAAAGAAGAAACTACTAAAGGAAAAGCATCAATGAAACCAAAAATTGGTAAAAATGCTAAAATTGGTGGTGACGCTAAACAATACGGATGGCATAAGAATACTCCTTTAACTAAAGGGGGGTTTAGTAAAATTGAGAAGCGTGCTAACCCAACTATGGGAACAGGTAAACCTAAGTTTGAATTTAAAGAAAGTGAGAGTTTTGAAATGCCGTCAAGAACTCCAAAATTATCTAAGGAAGAAGCTAAAGAAGCTGCTCGTACTTATGGTATGGGATGGAGAGAAGGAGCACTTAAAAAAGGAGCTCAGGCTGGACAAAAACAAGCACGTCTTTACACTGAATCTATGGTTGAAGAACTTGAAATGTTAAAAGTTAAAAATGAAGAATACAGAAAAGCTCTAAATATGTTTAGAGATAAACTTAACGAAGTTGCTGTATTTAATTCAAATTTAGCATATGCTACAAGATTGTTCACTGAACATTCTACATCAAAGCAAGAAAAAATTAACGTTTTAAGAAGATTTGATTCTGCAGAAAGTCTTAAAGAATCTAAAGCTTTATATAGAACAATAAAAGAAGAACTTGGAGGAGAATCCAAAAAGTTCATGACTGAGTCAATCGAAAAAGTAATTGATAAATCTCCACAGTCAGGTTCAGCAGTTAATCTAATTGAATCTAAAACTTACGAGAACCCTCAATTCTTGAGAATGAAAGACATTATGTCAAAAATAATAAAATAAACTTAAAAATAAAAAACCTATAAAATAAATGGGAGCATTATTAGAAAGTGGATTAGTAGGTAACATCGGTCTTAAGCACTTGAAAGTTATCAAAGAAGACACTATAAACAAATGGGACAAATTAGGGTTCCTAGAAGGTCTTAGAGGCCACCTAAAAGAAAATGTTGCACAATTGTATGAAAACCAAGCGTCACATTTAATTAACGAAGCTGCATCATCAGCTGATTCAGGTTCATTCGAAACTGTGGTATTTCCTATCATCAGACGTGTGTTCTCTAAATTATTGTCTAACGAGATTGTATCGGTACAAGCTATGAACTTACCAATTGGTAAATTGTTCTACTTCATACCTAAGATTCAAGGTTATTCAGGTGGTTCTGCAGTTGACACTCTTGGTGTTACATCAGGTGACCACTACGCGCCAGTAGGTTCTCCTGGTAACTATCCTGGAAATCCTCTTTCAGGATATGATACAGGAACAGGTCAACCATTTGGTACAGCGCCTAAAAACCTTTATGATATGTTCTACGAAGGAACTGAGCCAGGTCTTAACCCATCAGGTTTGTTCGATTACTCTAAAGGTCGTTTCCTTACAATTACATCTGCGACTCCAACAGTTGCTTGGTCTAGTGGAGCTCTTGTATATTCAGCTTACACTGTAGGTGGTTCTAACGCTGAATTTAGAAAAATCATCGTTGCATTATCAGGTTTCTCAAATGCTGGTGTTGGTAAGTTAATCGGACCAAACGGTCAAGAACAAGATACTGATGAGTTTTTAGCTAACTTAATTCTTTATACTGATAACTCAACGGCAGCTTCTAACTTAAATACTGCAACATTTACACCACTTTTATTCCGTGTTGTTACTCAAAAATATGGTCAAGGTATTGTAGGTCCAAACTACACACGTACTCAAGCTGGATTTAACACTACAACATCGGGTGGTAATGGTGGTTATTATGATAACATTTGTAGTACTACAGGATTTATCTATTTAGAAATTGATACTCAAGTTCCTGCATGTATATCATGTGGTCAAACAACTCCTGATGGATATTCTGGAGCGACATTAACCGCATCTCAATGGAGCGGAGCTACTTCTTTAACTAACATCAAAGCAGCTTGGAGACGTTACGAAGAGTTAGAATTTGAAGACAAAATTGGTGAAGTTTCTTTTGACCTTGAGTCAGTAACTGTATCTGTTACAGAAAGAAAATTAAGAGCACAATGGTCTCCAGAACTTGCTCAAGACGTTGCGGCATTCCACAACATCGATGCTGAAGCTGAATTAACAGCTTTATTATCTGAACAAGTTGCAGCTGAAATTGACCGTGAAATCTTACGTGACTTACGTAAAGGTGCGGCTTGGACATTACGTTGGGATTACAACGGATGGAAGCGTCTGAACAACCAATCAACTCCTTACACTCAAAAGGACTGGAACCAAACGTTGATTACTGCAATCAACCAAATTTCAGCTCAAATCCACAAATCTACTTTAAGAGGTGGAGCAAACTGGATTGTTGTATCTTCTGAAATCAGTGCTATCTTTGATGACTTGGAATACTTCCACGTATCAAATGCGGCTCCTGAGCAGGACCAATTCAACATGGGTATCGAGAGAGTTGGTACATTAAGTGGTCGTTATCAAGTATACCGTGACCCATACTTCCCAGCTAACACTGTGTTGATTGGTCATAAAGGTACTTCTTTATTGGATACTGGATATATCTACGCACCATACGTACCATTACAATTAACACCAACAATGTATAACCCATACAACTTTACTCCTATCAAGGGTATCATGACAAGATACGCAAAAAAGATGGTAAATAATCGCTTCTACGGAAGAATTATTGTTGATGGTGTTCGTACATTTGATTTGAATGAATTAAGATAATCTTATCTTAATAGATAATAAAAAAGGGACAAGAAATTGTCCCTTTTTTTATATTTGATGTTAACTATATGTTTTTTGGTTAAATGTTGTATATTTATTAATATGAAGAAAATAGAATTAACAGAATTACAAGTTAGTGAAATTATAAAACTTTACACTGAAGATTTATTAGGTTCTCCTACTATTAGTGAAAAATTAAAAATACATAAAACAATTATCTTAAATACTCTTAGAGATAATGGTATTGTCCTTGGACCGTCAGGTAGAAGAAATATTGGTGGTAAAAAAGTTGCGGATAAAAAATGGAGAGATTCTAATAAAGAATATATGTCTAATAAATCCAAAATTTGGTACGAACAAAACAAAGAATATCGCAAAGAATACCTTAAAGAATATCGTGAAAAAAATATTGATAAAATTCGTGAGGTTAAAAGAAAATACGAAAAAACTCGTAAGGATAACGACCCCATTTACAAACTAATCAATAATTTCCGTACTGCAATATATCAAGTATTGAAAGAAAGTAATGTTCAAAAAAATGGTCATTATTTTGAAATTTTAAAATATTCACCTGATGAGTTAATAACTCATTTAGAAAAAAAATTTATAGGTGAAATGTCGTGGGACAATTACGGTATATGGCATGTTGACCACATACGTCCAATT